AAAGTTTTGTTCATAAATCGGCGCAATATCATTTATATTACCTTTTAGTCTATATTCTATACATTCTTTACCGGCAATACCGGCATTAGTAATATCAGTAAGTATAAAGTTTAATTCGCCGCTATAGTCCGGCGCGTATTGGTGTATATGATAATCATATTTACCAATTCTAAAATAAAAATCGCCGCCTACTCTATAAAAATCATTATTGGGTATAAATTCTTTTAATGTTTCTTTGTTGTCTTCATTCAAATATGTATTCATTTTTACCGCCTTTCTTATGCAACTTTTGTAATTGTTGTAACCCATTTTTCAGTAATTCCTAAATCTTCTACAAAATCAATAAATGTAATCGTTTGGCCCTTTTTTGTAGGAAGCTTTTTGTAGTCAGTGCCTTCTAAATCTTCTTTAGAATACATATTTGCGCAGTGTGTATGAGTTCTTCCGAGTTCTGCGCAAACCGTCGCTACTAAATAAATTTTCTTTTCCATTGTTACCGCCTTTCTGTTTTTGTCCTTACATTATTAGTATAAACTATTTTAGATATTTTTGCAATACCAAAATATCAAATAAATTGTAAAACACAGACAGGGCATGAAAAATTCATGTTTACAAAACTTAACAAATAGTAAAGAAATTATAGGGCCTTATGATTAGTTCTGAAGCACTTTGCAGCTTTTTTGCTTATATTTGAATGAATGATTAGAGCAGACTTTTTATTTTTAATTTGACAAAATTATAGTAGCCGTTGCAGCAAGAGCGAAAACCGATACAAAGCCAGCATAAATGCGGCAAGGTTGAGCTATTAAGGCAGTAAGCGGAGGTTTCGTGTTGAATATTACAAAAATAGAATGTTGCAATATAGAACAAGCCGGCAGAATTTATAATATCGGCTCAAATTCTTTTCTTGTATATGTAGATGAACACACCGGCTGCGGACAGCCAGTAGCAGAAATAAGACACAAAACCCCTTCAGGTGAATTTATCACAAGTTCAAGACGCATAGGGAAGGCAGCAGACAGACTACTTGAAAAGCACGGCTTACAGTTCTTGCAATTTGAATATAAAACTTTTTCAGGAACACGCGCAAAGGAATATAGCTTTTTTAATCATTATGGAGTTATTTATAACGATAATGGCGCAAGGGTAGCAACACAAGAAGAATTTTTGAATATGTCAAGACAAGAAATAAACGCAAGACTGAACGAAAGATTTTACAAAAAAGACAAGATAAAAATTTAATATTCAATTACGAGAGATTTTGGAGAATGTTGGTGCGCCAGTTATGGCGCTTTTTATTAGCGAAAGAAGGCAGATTTGATAAGAGCAATTATAAGATTCTTAATGCTGCAAGTTATATTATTCATAGACGGCCTGATAGTTACCGTGTTTGATAGAAACGAGATAGTAAGCTATCAATTATTGGTTAAGCCGATACAAAAAACACCTTCAGAACAGCAGCAAATTTTAGTCAATTATCTTAAAAAATGCCACAAGCAAACTTACAAAGAGGATAAGAATGACAAAAAAAGAACAAAAAAAGAAGCTGACTGAAAAACAAAAGAAATTTTGCAAAGAATATGTATTAAGTCTTAATGCGACTAAAGCTGCTGAAAAGGCCGGCTATTCAAAAGATACAGCTTATTCTATCGGCTCTGAAAACCTGAAAAAACCTGAAATAAAGGAATATATAGCGAAGCTTCGGAAAGATGAAGAAGATCAGTTTTATTATTCAAGATCTATGAGCTTCAAAAAATTAGAGCTTGTACAGATGTTAGCGCTTGATAGAAAAGTAGTAAGATACACCAAAGAAGGCGACAGAGAAGAACAGCCAGCGCCGGATATACAAGCTTATATGAAAGCAGAAGAACTCAAAGGGAAATTAAGCGGCTTATATGAAGCTGAAACAAAGCAAGAGATAAGCATAAATTGTATGGGTAATATTAAGATCGGGGGCAAAACCCTAAACCTAAAAGTAGGGAAAGAGCCGACGACAGAGGAGGAATAAAAAATGCCTCTTGAAATGGAATTACCTGAAATATTAGATCTTCCTGATAAATTATTACCTTGCATATATCAAATAAATGATTATGACTACTGGCTGTTACACGGAGGCAGAGGCGGTGGAAAATCTCAAAGTATAGCAAGACTTATTTTATGGATCTGCGAACAAAGAACAGTAAGAGTATGCTGCGGCCGTGAAACACAAAATACCATAGAAGATTCTGTATATAGAATTTTGGTAGATATTATCGGTGAATATGAACTTGATTTTGATGTTTATAATAACAGAATTGAACACCGCCGCACAGGATCTACAATAATTTTTAGAGGCTTCAAAGAACAGGGCCGCGTCAATATTAAAGGTTTAGAAGGTATTGACATATTATGGATCGACGAAGCAGAGGCAATTACAAAAGCTACTCTTGATATTATTGTACCGACAATAAGAAAAAATGACGCAATAGTATATTTTACAATGAACCGTAATGTAAGAAAAGACGCAGTATTTGTAGAATTTGCGAAAGATCCTGACTGCAAAGTAATTAAAATCAATTATTACGATAATAAACACTGCCCTGATAATTTGATTAAAAAAGCTCTGAAGTGTAAGAAAACTAACCCAGCAGACTACGATCATATATGGGAAGGAAACCCACTGGATCAAGCAAGCGATTATCTTGTAAGTTCTTCAAAACTTGATAAAGCAGCGAAGCTTGAAAATATACCTAAAGAACAATACCGTAAGATAAAATGTATGGCTGTAGACTTATCAGGGAACGGCGGCGATTTATGCGTAGCAACCTTAACAGAAAGTATCAGTAATTTACACTTCAAAGCTTCACAGCGCGAAGACTGGAACGAACCCGATACAGATATTACAAAAGGTAAGATTATAAGTTTATATTCACGCTGGCAGCCGGATATTTTAATACTTGACGCAGACGGTATGGGCTACCCTATATATGTTTCTGTAAAGAAAGCAATACCAAAATGTTTAGCTTTTCACGGTCAAGGCAAAAGCTTCAGACAAAACGCCTTCAACCAAAGGGCAGACGGCTATTTAACATTAAAAGATTTTATAGACAATGAATGGCTTGAAATACCGCAAGACGATACGAGAGATCAAATAGAATTTACGAAAAAAGAATATAGGGCCAACGGAACTGTAATAATTCAGAAAAAAGAAGAACTAAAAGAAGAAATAGGCGAAAGCCCTGATAAAGCTGATAGTTTAATGATGTCAATATATGGCCTAAATTATTATTCTTATATGGCAGACGCTAAAGATAATGAAGACGAAGTAGTATTTATGGATACAAGCTATGATCCATTTGATAATTAAACAGGAGGAATTTTAATATGTGTTCACCAAAAACACCAGCACCCGTAGCAAGTACAGCAGCTACAGAACCTATAGCAACACCGACTTATGCAGACGCAGAAGTACAAAAAGCCGGTGAAGTTACAAGACAACAGCAGCAAGCACAGACAAATAGAAATATAAAATCTACTGCGCTTGGAGTAACAGAAGACGCAACTACTAAAAAGAAAACTTTATTAGGTGAATAATGGAAAATTTTGAAGAAATAAAACTTGATAAGCCTTATTTTGAAAGCCGCAGAGCAGAACTTGAAGTAGCTTATAATCAGATGAAAGCTGACTGGCAAGAGTTAGCAGATTATTTTCTACCTCGATCTGTTCGCTTTTTAGTGCGTAATGTAAATAAAACGCCGACAAAAAACAAGAAGATCAAAGACAGCGCAACACTTAAAGCAGTTCGCAATTTTTCTTCAGGTATGATGTCCGGCGCTACAAACCCAGCTACAAACTGGTTCAGAATACGCATTAAAAACTATGATATGAAATATGACTGGGCCGTAAAAAAATGGTGTAATATCGTAGAAACAACTATAAAAGATGTATTTAACGCTTCAAACTTTTACGAAAAATTGCCGGCTGCATATAAACAGTTAGGCGTATTTGCACTATCTACAATAAGTCTTGAAAGCGATACAGATACAATAATGCGAGCTAAATTGCTTCCTATCGGATCTTACAGATATGCGAAGAATGAAAACGGCGTAGTAGATACTATGTGCCGTGTATATATGGAAACAGCTAAAAATCTTTATACAAAATTCGGCAAAGATAATGTTTCTGAAACGGTTAAAAACTGCGTAAAAAATAAACAGTATGAACAACTTTTTGAAGTAGTCCACTTTGTAGAACCAAACGCAGAGTATATGCCTAATTCTGTATGGGCCAAAAATAAAAAATATATATCTGTTTATTATGAAGTAGACGGCGAAAAAGATAAATTTTTATCAAAGAGTGGTTTTGAGAAATTCCCTTTTGTAGTATTTGAAGCTGAAGTAAACGGCGAAGATGTTTACCCGACAGAATGTTGCGGCATAAACGCTTTACCTGACGCAAAACAGCTTATGGCTATGGTAGTTGATGAAGGCAAGATCGTAAAGAAAATTGGCAGCCCACAATTAAAAGGGCCGGCAGAATTAAAAAATAAAAAGCTTACAGATCAGCCAGCAACATTTACAGAAAATAACCAAAACGGCGACGGCTTGCAGCCAGTTTATCAAGTGCCGCCGGCAGTAGTTCAACCGCTTGAAGCTTTGCTTGAAGCAAAAAGGCAGTCAATATATGAATTATTCTTTAATGATTTATTCGCTATGATATTGAACACTGCTGAAAGAGGCAGAACAGCTACAGAAGTAAACGAGCTAAAAGAAGAAAAAATGACACTATTAAGCCCTATACTTGAACAAGTACATAGCGGCTTAAAAATTGTTATGGAATGGATCTTTGTAGAATGTATGCGCCGCAAAATTATACCAGCACCGCCGGCGCAAATTATAGGCGGCGAACTTGAAATAGAATTTGTTTCAATGTTAGCACAGGCCCAAAAAGCACAAAAAATATCAGCTATGGAACGCTTCAGCACATTTACTATAAATCTTGCACAGTCAATAGATCCTATTCTTGTTAAGAAGCTAAACGGCGCGAAGATCATTGATGATTATGCAGACTATGTAAATATCAACCCTGAACAAGTCGTACCTACTGAAGATGTAGACAAAATGAGAGAAGCTGCGCAGCAGAAACAAGAGCAAGCAGAACAAATGGCAGCACTTCAGCAAGGTTCTGAAATTGTTAAAAATGTCGGAGGCGCTGACGCCTTCGGTGGTGAGTTAATGTCAAGAATAGGTTTATAAGATGTTAGATGAAGAAAAACTAAAAGAGGCTTTTATAAATACCTTGAACGGTTCAAAGTCTTCAATAGATTTATTTTGGCACTTAATTGATAAATCAGCTTGCTTCAGACAAGGGCTTGCAAAAGACGACAGAACAGAAATTTATAACAGGGGCTACGGTGATTTTGGGCTATATATCAGAAGTTTATTTTTGCAGTATGCACCTGACACATATTTAGAAATTATCAAAAAAGGAGTAGAAGAAAATGACAGAATTGAACACTAATGCCGGTAATGACGCAGCAGCTATGGAACAACAACCAGCAGCAGATCAGGGCCAGCAAGAAGGACAAGGACAAGAACAACAGCAAGAAACTTCTTTAGGCGGCAACGCTGAAGAAGAAGGAAAACAAGAAGGCCAGCAAGAAGGGCAACAAGCAGAAGAAAAAAAGAAGGAAGAAGACGGAAAACAAGAAAATGAATTTTTCGGAAAGCCGGAAGCATACGACTATAAAGATGTTAAACTACCTGAAAATATGCAGCTTGACGCTACTATGACAGGTAAATTTAATGAATATGCAGCCAAACTAAATTTATCACAAAAGGGCGCTAATGATCTTATGGCTATGGCGGTTGAACTAACACAGACGACACAGCAGCAGACTGTAGAAGCTATAGGGAAACTTCAAGAAGCAAAGATCAACGGTTATAAACAGCTCTTAAATTCTGATAAAGAAGTAGGCGGCGCTAACTTAAAAGAATCTTTAGCGACAGCGAATGTAGCTTATGACGCATTTTTTCAAGATGAAGATTTGCGACAAGTGCTTGCAGAGGGCGGCTTAAATGTACACCCTAAATTTATCAAAGCGCTGAAAGCTATTGGTTCACAAATGAAAGACGATACAATACATACTTCAGGTAATTCTATAGGCGACAAGAAAAGCCGTGAAGACATATTGTACCCTTCAATGAATGAAAATGAGTAACACTTAAAAAAAGGAGTAAAAAACTATGGCAACTTTAGGAACAAGCTATTTGAATTTAGCAGACAGATTAAAAAGAGAAGAAAACGGCGAACAGGCCGCTACTATTATTGAAATGATGAACGAAACCAATGTTATTATGCAAGACGCTAATGTCATTGAATGTAACGACGGTTCAAGCCACATCACTACAATAAGAACTGGCTTGCCTTCTGCAACTTTTAGAAGACTTTACGGCTTCGTACCGCCTTCTAAATCAAGCACAGCGCAAGTAAAAGATCCTACTGGTATGTTAGAAACATATTCAATAGTAGATAAAGATCTTGTAGATAAAGCACCAAACCCAAAATTATTCAGATTATCTGAATCAAGCGCTTTTATTGAAGCTATGAATCAAGGTTTACAAACTGAATTTTTCTACGGAAATACAGCTACAAAACCTGAAGGCTTTGACGGCTTGGCTGTTAGATATGGCGCTAAATCTACATCAAAAACTAATATCGGCTACAATGTTATTGACGGTGGCGGTACTGGTTCTGATAATACTTCAATTTGGTTCGTAACCTTCGGCGATCAGCATACTTCTATGATTTATCCGCGTGGATCTAAAGCTGGTATGCAACACACTGACGACGGCGTACAGACTGAAACTGACAGCAATGGCGGTAAAAGAAAAGTATATCAAGACCACTACAAAATGGATAGCGGCGTAACAGTAAAAGACTGGCGCTCTACTTGCCGTATTTGTAACATTGATGTATCTGATCTTGAAGGACAAACACCGGCAGATCTTCTTGATTTAATGCGTAAAGCATACTACAGAATTAAACGCTTTGCTGCTGGCGGCAAAACATTTATTTACTGTAATACAAATGTTTTAATGCACTTTGATAAACAAGTAGACAGCAAAACAAATATTCACTTCAACTATCAAGAATATTTAGGCCAAAAAACTTTGACTTATAAAGGTATTCCTATCAGAGAATGCGATCAAATTCTTGATACAGAAGCAAGAGTAGTATAACGCGCTATTCTGCTTGCAGATAGAGAACGAACGGGGGATATATTCCCCCTCGTATTAGTACAAATTTAATATAAGGAGTAATAAAAATGATTTTAGACGAACAAGCATTATTTTCTAAAGAACAGGCCGTAACAGCTTCAGCGGCTTCTACAAATGTAATTAAGGTAAATGGCGATATTGGAAAAGGCGAGCCAGTAGAAATTTTAGCACAAGTCGTAGCAGCTTTCGCAACTTGTACTTCTGTTAAAGTTGGCGTACAAACTGACGACGCTGAAAACTTCAGTAACGCTGTAACACTTGCAGAAACAGGCGCTATCGCTGTTGCAAGTTTGGTAGCTGGTTATAAATTCCCTATCAAATTCTTACCAAAAGGTATTAAAAAGTATTTAAGACTTTATTACACTGTAGCTGGTTCAAACGCTACAACTGGTAAAATTACCGCTGGTATTGTAGACGGTTCTAATGAAGGACATCACATAGCGTAACAAATAAAAGGGCAGAGAATATCTGCCCTTTTTCTGAAAGGAAATGAAAATGGAAGAAACAGCAGCAGAAAAACCTAAATTAACTATTGATAGCTGGCAAGTAGACGACGCTTTAAGAACACTTATAAGAGCTGAAGAAATTAAACAAAATAAAGAACTTATGGATCTTGTAACTAAAAAAGCGGCGCTTCAGAAAAAAGTAACTGACGAGCTTGCAAGCAGAGCAGATAAGTTATTTACATCAATGAATAAGGAGTAATCAAATGAAAGTATTAGTAAAAGAAAGATGTTGGTATAATGACAAACTTTATGATCCTGAAGTAGAAGGCGAAGTGGTTATAGATTATGCCGGCGAAAAATGCCCGTCTTGGGGCGAATTAGTAGGCAACGAAAAAGCCGCAGCACCTAAAAAAGCAGATGAAGGAAAAGAAGAAAAAGCACAGGCAGCAAATAAAGTAAAAGTAAAAGATCTGCCAGTGGTAGAAAAGAACGCTTTACTTGAAGCTGCAAAAGCTGTAGGTATTGAAGGCAACCAAATTTTAAGCTGGAATGCAGACACGCTAAAAGCAAAAATAGAAGCTAAAAAAGCAGATGAAGGAAAAGAAGAATAATGGCAAAATATACTAAAGCTAAAATTTTTAATATGGCTTTGAAAAATTTGGGCGTTTCGGTTGGTGTTCAAGGCGCGAATCAGGGCGATAGAAATACTGTGGTTCTTGATGAATTTTACGAAACTGCAAAAGAAAAAACTTTGGCCGATCACGACTGGGGCTTTGCAAGTGCTTTCAGAGAACTAACGCCGACAGGGAATACCAGCCAGCACCCAAAATATAAGTATGAATATGACTACCCTAATAATTGTGTATTTATTAGGGAAGTCTATTTATATGATAATACGCTTCATAATAATTCAGATGAAGCTATATCTTTTTATAATATGGCTACTTTGCACTATTCAGACAAAGAAGAACTTATAAAAAGTCAAGACTTTGATACAGCTTCAGACAGTTCAGGAAATAGAATTATATATACAAATGTTCAACCGGCAATAGCAAGATATACAAGACTTGTAGGCGAAGAAACTTATTTTACGCCTGAATTTGCTATGGCCCTATCTTGGTATTTGGCATTTTTGGCAGCTTCTTCTATTACCGGCGCAAGAGTAAAAACAGCAGACTGTTTGCAAGTTTATAAGCAAATGTTGAGAGAAGGCAAGACAGCAGACGCAAACGAAGGCTTCAAAGAAGAAGATCTTGTATGCGACTGGATAAAGGCAAGAGATTAAATAAATGACAAGACTTACGCAAAAATCTTTTACGGGGGGTGAATTATCACCCTCTTTATATGCAAGAAATGACCTTGCAAAATATAGTAATGGCTTAAAAAAATTATTAAATGGTTTTGTAAGAGCTGAAGGCTGCGTATCAAATCGCGCCGGCTTGGAGTATGTCTGCGAAGTAAAAGACAGCAGCAAGCCTACTCGTATTATCCCTTTTGCTTTTAATACAGAACAAACTTATGTAATTGAGCTTGGCGATAAATACGCACGATATGTCAAAGACGGAGGGCAAATAGTTTATCCGGCCGGAGATCCACACGAAGGGGAAGCGGTTGAAACTGTTACACCTTACAACTATACAGATTTATTTATGCTTAAATACGGGCAAAATGCAGATGTATTAACAATATGCCATAAAGATTATGTAGCAAAAGAATTATCAAGATCCAGCCATTATAGCTGGAGTTTATCAAGTGTAATATCATCACCGCAAATAACGCCGCCGCAAAGTGTTTCGGCGTCTTGGACTGGTTCAACATCATCTAACACAAGAACCTATAAATATGTTGTAACTGCGGTAATGGAAGAAACTTACGAAGAAAGCGAAAGATCGCAAGAAGCAAGCGCCGTAGGTCATTTAGAATCTTACTGGACAACGGCTGAATATATGACTATTTCTTGGGCCGCTGTAACCGGCGCAGCAGAATATAATATTTACAGAAGCGTAAATGGCGTATTCGGTTATATTGGAACTGCTGTAGGTACAAGTTTTACAGATGATAAAATAGAACCTGACTTAAAAGCTACAGCGCCTATAGCGCGTGATCCTTTTGAGAATGGTAATAACCCTTCTTGTGTAAACTATTTTCAGCAGCGTAAATTATTCGGCTGCTTAAAAAATGCGCCTCAAACACTTGTAACATCACAGACAGGAACAGATAATAACTTTAATATTTCAAGGCCCTTGAACGCTTCAGACAGTATCAATATAAGATTATCTGAAAGAGAAGTAAACGAAATTAGACATCTTATAGGGCTGAATGATTTAATAGTATTTACATCAGGGGCAGAATGGAAGCTTAACGGTTCTGACGGTACATTTTCAGCAGCTACACCGCCTTTATGCGTACCTCAAAGTTATTATGGCTGCTCACATATTCAGCCTTGTGTATCAGGTAATATGGTATTATTTGTGCAAGCTGGCGGTTCAGTTGTAAGAGATCTTGGATATGAATATGTTTCAGATTCTTATAATGGTGATGAACTGACGATTTTTGCAAGCCATTTATTTGAAAATAAACAAGTTGTAGATATGGCTTATTCTAAAGAGCCATACCGTATTTTGTGGTGCGTAATGTCTGACGGCACATTAAACGCCTTGACTTACAATAAAAAGCAAGAAGTAGCCGGCTGGCATAAACATACTACAGACGGTGAATTTGAAAGCGTAGCAGTAATAAGAGAAGGTTTTGAAGATGTAGCTTATTTTGTCGTAAAAAGAATTATAAACGGGCAGACAAAACGATTTATAGAGCGTATGCACTCACGCCTAATAGATAATGCTGAAGACGGCTTTTTTGTAGACTGCGGCTTAAAAGGCGAATTTCAAACAGAAGTAACAACAATAAGCGGCCTTTCACATCTTGAAGGCAAAGAAGTTTCAATACTTGCAGACGGAGGCGCTTATAAAGCTACTGTTAAAAACGGCGCAGTAAAACTTCAAGATCCGGCCAAAAAAATTGTAGTCGGACTTCCTTATACTTTTGAACTTGAAACACTAAATATAGAAGGTGAAAACACGCACGGCCTTAAAAAGATTATTACAGCAGCTAATATCAAGGTAGAAAAATCAAGAGAAGACTTCTTTGTAGTGGGCGACGACGGTACAGAAACACAAAACGCAAGAAGCGTAAATAACAGTGTAAATGACGCTGGCTGGCTTTTTAGTGGCGATATTACCGTATATCCTACAGCTAATTATAAGGAAGACGCAAGCATAAAAATTAAGCAGCCTTACCCTTTACCGCTGACAATTACAAGTATCAGCGCAGTTGTTACGATAGAAGACGAGGACACAGATGTACAGAGCGAATAAAACTGACGAAGATGTAGAATACATTTTAGATAATTTGCGCTATGAAGACGAGCTGGAATGTAAGACCTTGTTTGGTGAAAACTGGCGCGAAGAAACAAAAAAAAGAATAATGCAAACTAACTTCTATGTAATGCTTGGAAAAGAAAATAACGACGACACGCCAGTATGTATGGGCGGTATTGAACAAGCAGAAAAAGACGGCGAAGGTATAGGCTGCGCTTGGTTTCTTTGCACAAATGAATTAAAGAAACATAGCATACAAATTCTAAAAGAATTAAAAAAAGAAGTAGAAAAAGCAGACGAAAGATTTTGGCTTACTTATAATGTGATTTACGAAAAGAATTATCTTGCTAAAAGGTGGCTTAAATGGCTTGGCTTTAAGTTTGATAACCCACGCCCTGAAGGTGTAGATGTACCTGAAGGCTTTGAATTTTTTTATAGAGTAAGACCAATAAAAGGACTGGGGGAATAATTATGTGTATATTTACAGCAATAGGTACAGCAATAGCAACTTCTGTAGGTTTATCTGTAGCGGCTGCCGGTGCGAGTGCTGCCGGTGCTGCGGTTATTAGTTCAACTACAGCAGCAGTCATAGGGGGTGTAGCAGTAGCCGGAGTTGCAGCCGGTGTAGCTGGAACAGCACTGGGGGCAGTAGGCGCATATCAGCAAGGACAGGCGCAAGCAGCAGCATATAATTATCAAGCACAGGTAGCAGAACAGAATAGGCGTATAGCTCTGAATAATGCTGCTATGGAACGGCAATTAGGTTTAGAGGAGGCAAGAAGGCAAAGGATAGCTACGCTTCAAGCAATAGGGAAGCAAGAAGTAGCACTTGCGGCAAACGGCGTAGATGTCGGGTATGGAACTTCTTTAGATTTAATAGAAGATACTGCTATGCTCGGTGAACTTGACGCTTTAACTATTGAATATAATTCAGAGAAAAAAGCGCGTAATTATGATATTGAAGCTATGAACTTTGCTAACGAAGCAAACTTGGCCCAGTTTTCGGCAAGAAACGCAAGAACAGCCGGAACAATGGGGGCAATAGCCGGAGGGCTTAAAACAATAGGACAGATAGGAACAGCGGCCTTATCTTTGGGAGGCGGTATGGGTTCTTTAGGAAGCACAACACAACAAGGAATTAAAGTAAGCGGCGGTATTTCAGGCGACGCTATAACTTTTGCATAAAGGAGTAGAAATGGTTACAGTACCTAATTATGAACAAAGAGTAAATTATAGCCACGAACCGACAGGATATTTAAGAGCAAATGCGAACCCTGACGCCTTCGGTGCAAGTATAGCAAAGGCCACAGAAAAGCTGGGGGATACTTCAGCTTGGTTTACCCAAACTATGATCGGCCTACATAATCAAGTTCAAGAAATGAACGCAAGAGAGCTTGCTAACTATATTGATTTACTTGAAAGAACAGACTTACAAGATCCTGAAAACGGTTATTATTCAAAGCTTGGCAAAGCTGCTATGAGTGATCCTAACGATCCAAACAGCGGCGCTATGGGTGTAATGAATAGTATTGAACAAAAGATAAATCAGAAACAGCAAGAATTAGGTTTAACTTGGGGCAGAGGACAAAGGGCCGCAGAATCAGTAAAGCTTAAAAAATTAAATATGCTTTATAACGGTGCTACAGCTCACGAAGTAAAACAGACGCAAGCTTGGGGCGCAGCCACTTTACAAGAAGCACAAGATCTCGCTATCAATAAAGGTATAACCCATAGAGATAATGAAGAAGATATGAATACTGCGCTGGGTAACGGCGTAGCCACTATTATAAGCAAAGCGCAGCTTCTACGCTGGGATCAGGATACGACACGCATACAAATTGCAAAATTCAAATCTGATTTTCACGCCGGAGTATTGAACGCATATTTGCAAGACGGAAGCTTAAAAGCTTCTGAATATTATGAAGCACATAAACAAGAATTATTACCGGCAGCGCAAAATAAGTATTTGGGCGCTGTAAAAAATAACGAATTAAACTATGTAGCAAGATCTTCAGCAGAAAGATTATACGGGCTTTATCCTGAAGACGAGGCCGGCGCATACGCTGAAGTAGATAAAATTGAAAACGAACAAGAAAGGCAAGCGGTTGAAAATAGACTGACAGCTTTATATAACAGACAACGCAGAATAGAAAACCACGAACAAGATAACTTAATGGATCAAATGTGGGAAAATATAGCAGACAAAATGAAAAACGGGCAAGTGCCTTCAGAAGACGATATACCTTATGGCCTTAATGGTAAAAACTGGTATCAGGCCCAAAACGCCATAAACCAGCTTGTAAATAAAGGCGATATTGATACTGATAATTCAGCATATTTAGAATTATACGAATTAAGAAACACTGACGCGCAGCGCTTCGCAAATATGAACCTGACGCAATATAGATCAGTTCTTTCTAATGCTGATTATAAAGCTTTTCAAAAAATGCAAATTGATATTAAAAATATGACGCCTACACAGCTAACAGATCAAGATAAGGCTATTAAAGACGGGCTGAAATTGCTTGGATATACATATAATAAGCAAGGCCAGTTAAACGCCGATCCTTCTTGGTTTATCGGTGAAAAGACAGAAGCAAAGGCAAAAGCTTTTCAAAATTCTGCAAATGCTTATATCAGAGAGCTTGAACTTAAAAAAGGCAAGAACTTGACGCAAGGCGAAATAAACAGCGCTATGAAAGAATTTGCACAAAGCTACGCATATAAAGATAAAGCCGGTAAATCTTCAGATCTTTATATTGAAGGTATGAATAAACAAGTAGGCTTTATGCGTAATGTTCTGAATGATTTTCAAGCAGCAGAAAAAGTAAAAGGAAGTGCGCTTACAGATGAAGAAAAATATAAAATAGTTGCTGAAAGAGTTTCAAAAACAGCACAAGAAGACAACAAAGAATTAAGCAGTATTCCTACAAGAACAAATAGTATGCCGCAAGTTGGTGATATTTGGAACGGTCATAGAATAACCAGCACTTATGGAAGACGCGAAAGACCTAAAAAGGGTGCAAGCGAATATCATCAAGGTATTGATCTTTCTTATAATAACAACGAAAAATTTACAGCCTTTGCGAGCGGTAAAGTTGTAAATATTGCTTACGACGCCGGATATGGAAATTATATAGACATAAAGAGCGCAGACGGAACAACGCACAGATACGCACACGCAAACAGTTTTATAGCAAAAAAAGGTCAGGAAGTAAAAGCCGGTGATTATATAGGCAGAGCCGGCAGCACTGGTGTTTCTACTGGGCCGCACTTGCATTATGAAAAAATCATAAACGGTAAAAGTGTAGATCCGTTAAAAACAAACACAAGCAGTCGTAATGCTTATGCAGAAGGAACAATAATAAGAAACCCTAAAACTGGTGCAAGAATGATTATGAGAGGTGGAAAGTGGCAAGCAATTTAGGACTACCTGAAGGTTTTGAAGTTGAATATTTACCTAATGAGATACCTGAAGGTTTTGAAATAGAACAACAACCGGCAGCACAAGAAGAATATAACGGCCCTACGATAAGCGCGTATAAGCCGCCTACAGTGCTTGATAATCTTAAAAGCGCTTGGCAATTTGTAACAGAAGTGCCAGTGGCAGCTTTTATGGAACAGAAAAAAGATAACGAAGCTGCGGAATTAAGAACAAAAGGTATGCTGCTTCGTAAGGTCGGGCAAGATCTTACAGATGAAGAAAAAGCAAAAATAGAAGAACTTGACAAGCCATATAGTCAAGGTAGATATAATCAGGCTAATAACTATGGTATATATAGTAAGTTTCAACTTACAAGCGAAGGCAAATATTTTCAAGAGGGCAGCCCTGATGTATTACCTGAAAGATTTTCAAACGGCGCTAAAAGATTATATGCAGATGTAATGAAGCAAACTGCAATACTTTATAGCATAGGAAAAGACGCTGGAATATGGGCCGGAGTAGGCGCGCTTGGTGGTTTAGTTGTCGGTGGGGCAGCTACAAGAACGCCGGCCGGTGCTGGCGCTGGTGCGCGCACTGGTGCAAGTTTATTAGCAAGAACAGCAGTAGCAAAGAAAAGCTTTGAGCTTGAAGCCGGTTTTATGAGGCAAGAGCTTGAACAGCTTAATGATGAATTTATAGCAACTGGTACAGAACCTTTGACAGATAACGATATGGATAATTTATCAATGTCAGTAGGTTTAATTAACGCTACTTTAGAATATGTAGGCTTGGGCGCTGTTCTTAAAGCTGTACCAAACGGACAAAAAATATTAGATATGTTCGGCAAAGAAGGTATAAAACAGCTTGCAAAAGATCAAACTTTTAGACAGCAGCTTGCGGCCTTATCTTTACAGCTTGCAAAAGCCGGTATAGCTGAAGGCTCTACAGAAATGGCGCAAGAATATGTAAACTTTATCTATGGAAACTTGGCAAGGAAAATGCGCGGAGTAGCGCCACAACCTTTGGCCGATAAAATAGATGAAATTATGCAAGCCGGTTTAGTTGGCTCTGTTTCTGCAATTCTTATGGGAGGAGTAGGAACAACGGCGCAAGTAGGCGCAGTAAAAGTAAAACAAGGCATTGATTCTGTACGCGCAAATAAAGAAGCTGCTGAAATGACTTTAGACGAAAGAGTAGACTTCACTAATGAGAACATAGATACACTTGCAGAAATAGCTACAGAACAGGCAAATGAAAACATAAAAACATTAAAGGCCGGAGTATCTTATACAAGAATAAAAGACGAAATGGAAAGACAGGGCGCAAACTCTGAACTTGCTGATACTTCTGCGCAATTTGTACAGCAGCTTGATAATGTTATTACTGATAAATTCGGGGAAGAAGGCGCAGAGCTTTTAAGAAAATCTAACCTTCAGATACTTATAAATCAGAATAACAATACTCAAATGAATGATGAAGCGCGCTTTATTGATAGTGAAATCAAAGAAAGGCAAGAACAGTCATTTAAGCCCAGTGAACTTTATACAGACGCAAAAACTTTTCAATATAAAGATAATTCAGATGAAAACGGCGTAACAGATAGAATGAACGGAGTAGAAGAATTTGATCCGTTATATGCCGGTGATATTATCGTATATGAAAGAAAAGACGGTAAAAAATATGTAGTAGACGGACACCAACGCTTGGGCCTTGCTAAAAGACTTGGAGGGGATAATATAACCCTTAAAGGTTATTTATTCAAAGAAGAAGACGGCTATACACCTGAACAAATGAGAGTATTAGCAGCGCAAAAGAATATCGCTGAAAATTCAGGAACAGCGCTGGATACTGCAAAGATTATAAAAGAAGTAGGACTTGATAATTTACCTAAAACAATTCCTACTAATTCTGCTATGGTAAAAGACGGCATAGCACTTTCAAGACTTGGCGATACAGCTTTTCAGAAAGTTGTAAACGGTGAAGTAACAGCAGCACAAGGCGCGCGTATTGCCGATATTATAAGAAATGATGAACAAAAACAAATAGCAGCAATAGACGGCGTAAGACTTGCACGCTTTAATAATTTAGAACAAGTTGCTATGTTTGCCCGTGAAGTTCTTGCGGCAGATACGGTAAAATCAGAGCAAATAAATTTATTCGGTACGCAAGAATTATTCCAAACTACAGCTATTGAAAAAATACAAATTGTAGATAAAGCTATAAAATCTCTGAAAAATGATAAGAAAATTTTTAGCGGACTTTTGCGCAATAACAGCAAAATTACCGGCAGAGGTAAAAATAAACTTGATAAAGTAACAAACGAAAGAATAAATCAGCAAGCAGCAGTAGCAATAGAGCTTATAGAGCGCCTTGCTTCTAAACAAGGTATTATTTCAGATAAGGCCCTTCAATTAGCCGCTATGGTTAAAAATGAAGAAATGACTTTAGATGAAGCTGCAAAAGAGTTCAAGGCTTATATGCTTACGCCTGATGTTATAAATGAGATCTTCGGCAGAGTTAAAAAGGAAATTGCATATAACCAAACAGCAATAAACCGCTTTGTAAACACTGAAGAAAACCCTTATAAGTCTTTAGGCGAAGTAACAGAAAACGAAGAAATACTTATTAAACCTGATGAATTTTATTCAAAAGGTTTATATCAAGCTGCAAAACCTGAAGACTTGGTAAACTGGCGCGCGTTATATCCTGATGTTGCAGCAGATTTAGACGAACAAGACAGACTAAAAGCAGAAGGTTTATTACCTTCTACGCTTGAAATAAACACGCCTGAACGCATAAAATTAAGAGAGGATATAGCAGCAGAGCTTTACGGCAAAGGTGCTAAAAATAAAAACAAACAGGCTTATATCGTAATCGGTGCGCCGGCAAGTGGTAAATCTTCTTTATCTGTACCGCTTGCAAAGAAAACCGGCAGCCTTATAATTGACGCTGATATGGCAAAAGAACGCTTGCCGGAATTTATTGAAAGCGACGGCAAGAGAGCGGATCAAGTTCACGAAGAAAGCCAAATTATAGCCAATGAGGTATTAGAAGTCGCTATTGAAAATGGCGATAATGTTTTGCTGCCTATTGTTGGGAAAAGCGAAGGCGCAATAATGAGAAGATATAACAAACTTAATGACGCCGGCTATGATGTGCATTTAAGATATGTTTATTTACCTATTGAAAAAACAGTAGAAAGAGCTGTAAGCAGATATAGGGAAACGGGCCGCCTTGTGCCGCTTGATTATGTAGTAAATGAAGTAGGGTACAACCCACTTAAAAATTATGTTATAATGAAAGAGAAAGGACTATTCAAAAGTTATGAAGCAGTTTCATCAGAAGTTAAATACGGCGAAAAACCAAAACACCTTGAAGACAACGAAGTCAGGGAACTTGTTTCAAGGAAGATTCGACAAGAAAGTAACGCTCAAAGGGAAGACGGACTGGAAACACGATCCGACGGGCGAGGACTTGGAAATAATCAAGGACTAACTTTTAATCAAAGTAACCTCAACGATAGATTTTATAGATCTTTCGCTAATAGTAAGGCCGTTGATGAAGACGGAAACTTAAAAATTTTGTATCACGGAAGCGTGAATACTTTTGAAATTTTTGACAAAGACAGGGCAAGCGCTGAAGGTGATATGGGCGCTGGCTTCTACTTTACTGATAATGAAAATGACGCCGATAGTAATTATCACGACGGCGGCCCTGATTTTGATAATAAAGTATCAAGACGCGCAGAACAGATACAGCAAGAAAGAGAAGAACAAGGCGAAGATATAGACTACGACGAAGCAAAAGAAATCGCTACAAAAGAACTAAAAGGCGATCCTATGCAAGTAAGCGTATATCTTAACTTGGAAAACCCTTGCTATGTCGGCGATAATGAAACTTTATTATTTGATTATGACAGCATAAGAGAACAAGCTGAAGACAGAATAAACAGAGAAGATTTTGACGACGAAGACGCTTACGAAGAAGAATTAAACTATGCAGTAGATGATACAATTTATGAAATTCAAGAAGAAGCCGCAGCGAAATTATATGACCTTATAAGCGATAGAGATGTAGAAACCGTAAAAGGAATTATCGCAGACTGCTGTATGGAAGGCGGCGTAAATCTTGAAACATTAAAAGCTAAATTAAATGAAGCATATTTAGAAGACAAAGAAACAGGCGATCTTGTGGGTAATGAAGTAGCCCGTAGAATAGTTGAAAGTCTTGGCTATGACGGCATTATAGATAGTACAGTATCATCAAAATTTAATATGGATATGGAAGCCGGAACAACTCATTATATTGCCTTCTATCCTGAACAAATTAAGTCTACTGAAAATCTTGGCACTTGGGATATGACAGATCCTAATATATATCATCAAGACGAAGAAAACCCACGCGGCCAGTTCAGAATAGATGAAAACGGTACAGCTATAATTGATATTTTAGAAAACGGCGATCCTTCTACTATATGCCACGAATTAGGCCATTATTATTTATACTCTTTAGATACTCTTGCTAAAGGGGGGAATAAACGCGCTCAAAAAGAATTAGCTGAAGTTTACAGAGTATTCGGAATGAAAGAAGATACTGAATACAATTATGAAGAAATGGTAGACTTTCACGAAAGATTTGCGCGCGGTTTTGAAGCTTATTTAATGGAAGGTTCAGCGCCTTCAAAAAGCTTATTAACTGTATTTCAGAACTTCAAAGACTGGTTAAGACAAGTCTATGCTTCAGTAAAAGATCTTGATATTAACTTATCAGATGAAGCAATTAAGCTTTTTGATCGTGTTTTTACTACAGATGAAGAATACGAAAAAGAAGTGCTGCCAAAATATCAATATAATTATGTAAAATCTATTGAGCTTGAAGAAGCTATAAACCAGCCTATGTACAAATTCAAGAAGGGCATATATGATCTTGGAAGGTCTATAAGCACTTGGTATGATAAATTATTTATACCGCTTGAAACAAGGTTAGGTAAAATTTCGCCGGAGTTAAGAGATAAATTAAGAAACCATACTGCGCAGCTTGCAGTAACAACCGGCAAAGACTTGAACGCGGCGGCAGCTTTCATAAAGAAAACAGAAGCTATGAAGGCCCAAAATAAAGCGGATTATTTAACCTTTGATCTTGCACTTAAAAATCGTGATGAAAATATGGTAAGAATAATCGCGAATAAATATGGCTTCACTGAAGAATTTAATAAAATAAGAGATATTCTTGAAGATATATACAGCAGTGCGCTTGAAGTCGGTATAGATGTAGGATACCTTGATAATTATTTTCCGCGTCTTGTTAAACACGATATGTCAGAAAAATTCATAGAATATATAGAAGCACTTGCGCGCAAAGAGCAGCAAGATGTAATAAATCAGGTTATTAAACTTGAAGACGCTAAAATAAGTATGGTATTAAGAGATCTTGCAGAAGCCGATAATAGCCAGTTTTGGAACGCTGAAGACCGCGCAAAATTCATCAATAACCATATAAGAGGTTTTGGCAAAAATAATATTCTATTATCAAGAAATGCCAGCTTGAAATTTGAACGCCGCATAGATGAACTTGACGGCGATTTTAACCAGTTCTATGAAAGCTTTGAACCGGCCCTTATAAATTATATCGGCAATTCAAGAAAAGTAATAGAAGCAAGAAGATTCTTTGGCAGCGAATATAAAGAAGTCGGGAAGCTTCGCGCAAGAATTAAGCGCAAAAAGAAAACGCTTGACGAAGTAAAAGACAGATACCCTAACCTTGCAAAAGCTAAAGAGCTTACAAGGTTGAAGTATGAGCTTTCACCTATTGAAATTAAACTGGAAGAACTTGAAAACAGACAAGATCTTACAGCAGAACAAGAAGAATACAAACGCAAACTTCAAGGCCAAAAAGAACGCTTAAATGGCCAAATAGAATGGGTAGAAAGTGCTAACGCTTATCAAGTTAAGGGTGCTGTTATAAATCGTCTTAAAAACGAAATCAGGGAAACTTCTGAAGAAATTTGTAAAATAATCGGCAATTCTGAAAATGTTGAAGATAGCATAGGCGCGCTTGTAAATACACTTGCGGCCAATGGTGATATATATGTAAAAGACGAAAAACTTATAAGAGAAATGCTTGTGGCCCGATTCAATGCAAGCAGAATATGTGAACCAATAAAAATGGTAAAAGATCTTACATATATTACCACTTTGAATGATATAACAAATGCTATTACACAGTTCGGCGACTTGGCTTTTTCAGTTTATAAGTACGGCTTTGAAGATACTTTTAAGGGCCTGAAAAAACCTTTTGATATATCTATGGAAGATCTCGGCATAAATGACTTGGCCTATGAGTTTGGCGATACTTCAAAAATATCAAAATGGCTTAAAAAGCAATTTCAAATAATCGGGCTTAATGCTATTGACGGCTTGGGTAAAAATACAATTATACAAGCTTCTTTGATAAAAGCTCAAAAGCTTGCAAAATCAAATAATGCAGACTTTGACGCAAAATTAAAAAGAATATACGGCGAAGACGCTGCGGCAGTAAAAGAAGATTTAGCAGCCGGCAAAATTACAGACGACACTATAATTTTTGCTTACCACGAATTAGCAGACATACAGCCAATATCTGAAGATCAAGTTGCTGAACTATACCAAAGCGGCGGCGGTTTTATGAAGCTATTTTATACCTTAAAAACATACGGTATAAAAGCGCTTGATATTGCGCGTCAAGATGTAACTATGAATATTCAACAAGGTATTATGAACAAAAACAAAGGGCAAGTAGTAAAGGGGCTGAAAAACCTTGTAAGACTGCAAATGCTTTTATGGCTGTTTGGCGTACCTATAGACGCATTAAAAGATTTACTTTCAAATAGAGATCTTAATATTTTTGAAAGTATGATAGATAACCTGATACCTACATTTATTGTAAATAGGTTTATATTCCGCGACGCCGGCAGAAGTGGACTTGGAAGCGCTATAGTAAACTTTTTCACGCCTTCAGTAGCGCCGGTAACTATAAGAACATTATCAGGTAAAAAGAGTGCAATAGCTAATATCCCGTTGATAGGTAAACCAATATATAACTGGTTTTTGAAAGATAAATAAAAAAAGGAGTAAGGAAAATGACAGTATCAAAAAACAATCCAGTAAACAATTATGCTGGCGATAGTTCTGCTACTCAATTTGACTTTGATTTTTTGATCGAAGATTCAGGCGAACTGCTCGTACAGCATACAAATTCTTCAGGCGAACAGACAGCGCTTACGCTTGATGTAGATTATTCTATACACGAAGTAGGCAATAAGAATGGAAGCTATATAACCTTCCCTATTGCCGGTTCAAGCTATTCTGTTTTGGCGGCTGATGAAGTAATATCTTTATCTTTGAAATTAGATATTGAACAAGACAAAGAATATGCGAACTCAAATAAATTAAACTTCAGCACGCTTGAATGGAGTTTTGACTATATTACAAGAATACTTCAAATTATGAACCGCTTGCTTGCAAGGGCCGTAAAAATTCAAGAAGGTTCAAATATTGATACCGATACACTTGCAGTAAACTTAAATAAAGTAGCTGATATTTCTGATGATGTTTCTACTGTTGCTGCAAACACAAGCGATATTTCAACCGTAGCAGATGATATAGCAAATGTAAATACCGTATCAGGTTCTATAGCAAATGTAAACGCTGTAGGTAATTCAATATCAGATGTAAATACCGTAGCGGCAGATCTTACAAATGTAGATACTGTAGCTACAAATATTTCAGATGTAAATACTGTGGCCGGTATTGCTTCAGATGTATCTACTGTAAGCAATATTTCTTCTGATGTTACAGCGGTAAAAAATAACGCTTCAGATATTTCAGATGTAGCAGACGATATTACAAATGTATGTTCTGTAGCAGCAGATCTTACAAATATTGACGCTGTTGCCGGTGATCTTACAAATATTGACGCCGTAAAAAATGACCTTACAAATATTGATAGCGTGGCTGCTGATCTTACAAATATAGACAGCGTAGCAGCAGATCTTACAAATATTGACAATGCCTCTGCAAATGCCGCATTATCCAAACAGTATGCTATCGGTGTACCTTCTGAACCTACAGAAGGTTCTGCTAAATACTGGGCCGCACAAGCAGCAGCCGGACAAATTCAAGCAGACTGGGATCAGTCAGATAATACTAAAAAAGACTATATTAAAAATAAGCCCACAAAATTATCTAACTTTACAGATGATAGCCAAACAACGCCTATAAAAGAAGCAGAAACTTTAACGGGCCTTACTTCAACTGTAACAGAGCTGAATATATTAGACGGCGCGACTTTAGATGTAAACGAATTAAATATACTTGACGGCGCTACACTTTCAACTACTGAATTAAATTATGTAAACGGCGTAACATCACCAATACAAACACAAATAAACAAAAAGGCAAATTTGATATGTCATACTGACCGTGATTTTGAATATGAAGATCCAAAGTTTATTACGGCTGATAAAGACAACATTACAATACTGGCCGGCACAAATATAAAATTAAAAAGCGGCGATTATTACAGCGCAGCTTCAGATACTTCTTACAGCTTTGCTGCTGTGCTTGATACCGGCTCTGTATCTAACGGGAAAGACTATTATTTTTATTTGAATAACAGCGGCGAACTTATAGCGTCATTAAACGAAACTGCGCCTACTGGTTATACTTCAGATGATGTCGTACAAATAGGCGGCGCGCATACTCTTTGTGTTAGCGTAACATCATCAAATGCGCCGGCCTTACCTTCTAATAGTTTTTGGAGTACACACCCAGCAATAGGATATAGCGCTGGTGATATAATACCAAATTCTGTATGGACTGTAGCTTTTAGAAGTTTAGCTAAAACCGGCAACAAAGGGCAAGTCTTAATAGATCATTATGGAATAGAAAAATTTTGGGTAGATATTTATTTGCAGTCAGGAACAGGCAGCGCTACTGCTTCTTCTTATGACGGTACAATTACCAATAGTAGACAGCCTATAAATCACCAATTTGATATGGACTTGGTAGGCAAGAAACTACCTACAGATAATCAATTTATGATATTTGCTGAAGGCTCTAACCAAAATACAAATATTGCCGGTAGTGCTATTCCGTCTTCAAAACTAACAGGCGGCTATACAGATACAGCCGGCAAAAGAATGATAAGCGGTTTCTTTGTAGAGTGCTGCTGCGGCTATTTGTGGCAGTGGGGCGAAGAACTCGGCTTTAACGGACAGACTAACTGGACTGCTTACGACACAACCAATAGGGGGCAGTCGTACGGTATGCCGTACGTCTTGCTTTTCGGGGGTATTTACGTTAACGGTACGAACTGCGGTTCTTGGGCGCGTAATTGCAGCGGTCCCCGTACGTTTGTGTACGCGGACTGTGGCGCTCGCGGCGTGAGCTGTCATTTTGAAAAACATCATAAATAATAAATCAGAAATCAAATAACAATAATCAATAATCATAAACCATAAATCATAGACCATTAAAATAAAAAAGGGTTACTATCCTACCCGTCTTGCATTTCGGGGGTAATTACGATAACGGTACGAACTGCGGTTCTTGGGCGCGTAATTGCAACAATCCCCGTACGAATGTGAACACGAACAATGGCGCTCGCGGCGTGATATTGTGAGCCTTTTAAGTAAGGCCATAAGCTGGGGTGGTGATCCTTCGCCTTCGGGCGAAAAAACAATGCGTAGTGCGGTTTGTTTTGGTAAAGTAATTGAAAATTCAAGCCGCATTTTTTAAGGTGAAGAATGAAAAGAATTAGCAAACTATGGGAAAAGCTCATAGAAAAAGACAACTTTTATTTAGCTTGGAGGCTGACAAAGAAGGGCCGGACTAAACGCTGGGATATAAGAAAATTTGAAAAGAATTTAGATGAAAACCTTGAAAGGTTAAGGCAGAAGGTAATTAGCGGCAATTTCAAAACTTCTGAATATAAAAATAAAATCGTCAATGAAAACTCAAAAAGGCGGCTTATTTATATATTACCACTTCCTGATCGTATAGTTCAACACGCTCTTATAAATGTTATTGAAGATGTTTTTACTAAAAGATTTATAGATCAGACTTACGGCTGTATTCGCGGCAGAGGTCAAATGAAAGGCAGTGAATATGTAAGAAAACATATAAAGGAGTATGAATGGTGTTTGAAAACTGATATTAAAAAATTCTATCCTACAATGGATCAGCAAATTCTATATGATGAAATTTGCAAAGTTATAAAAGATAAAAAGATTTTGGCTATGCTAAAAGATATTGTCTTTTCTATAGAAGGCGGCAAAAACTGTCCTATAGGTAATTTATGTAGTCAGCTTTTCGGAAATATCTATTTGAATAAGTTTGATAAATTTGTAAAACACGAACTAAAAGTAAAACATTATTGCCGGTATTGCGACGACTGCGTATTTTTCGGAAATACAAAAGAAGAATTATTTGAAATACAAAAGAGGGTAGAAAACTTTATCAGAACTGAATTACAGCAAGATTTAAGCTTTAGTGAAGTTTTCAGAACAAAACAAGGCATAGACTTTCTCGGATATAGACACTTTCAAGGCTATACGATTTTACGAAAAAGAACTGCTACAAAGTTCAAAAGAGCTATGAACAAAATAAAATCAGGGAAAGATCGCAGAACTTTATTAGAAAAATTAAGCACAATAAATTCTTATAAAGGCTATGCAGAACACTGCTATACATATAATCTCATAAGGAGTTTAGAAATGAACAAGACAATAGCAAATTTAACAATTAAAGAATTTAAGGAAGTAGGGGCAAAACCTGAACTACCAATAACCGGCAAGAAGGTAAGTATATTAAGCTTATTTGGGAAAAGTTTAATTATTCTTGCGTGGAAAGAAATTAGCGTAGATAACAGGCCTACGGCAAAAATTCAATTTACTTTGGAAGACGACGAAGAAGGAAAAATTTTAGTAGTCTTTACAAGTAGTTCTACAATACGCAAGCAGCTTACTGATATAGATAGGGCAAACTTCCCTATAAAAGCTGTCTTGAAGAAACAAGGTGAAGCATATTATTTAGAATAAGGAGGAAAAATAAATGGGTTTTTATTTGAATGCAGAAAACGGCAAAATAGTTAATTGTGGTAATTTTGATATTACTTCTGAAACTACTAAAAGCTATGCGGTATCTGAAGAAGTGTACTATAACTATATGAAGCACGAAGACAGATACTATATAGAAAACGACGAAGTAGTAGAAGATCCTGAATTTATTACAAGACTTACTGCTGCTAATAAGAAAGATTTTGAAAATAAATTTTTAGAAACATCAAAAGGAAATTATAGACTACAGCCTAAAGGCTATGCGAACGCGCAGCAGTCTGTAGACACTATCAACAATATGGTAAATGCACTTAACGGGCTGCCGGAAAATGTAGCAAATATGATTATATTTTATCCTACGCCTGATTTTTCAGACGAAGAACAATGCACGGAAGAATGGCTGGTAGCACATCAATATACAGCAGAACCAATGACAAAAGAAGAATGGACTACTTATTATATTGAATTTTCTACAAAGTACGCGCAAAAACAATACAAACAAGAAACAGCCTAATAAATATTTTTGGTTGGGTTGGTTGGGTATTTAACGAACGGCGCGCTTTGGTTTGTTGAAGTTCGGGCAGGGCATAACACACAAGAGGGCTTCGGCCCTCTTTGTTGTGCAATATCAGGAGTAAAAATGCTTATCAAGAAAATAAAACCTTATGAACCTTCTTTTGGTTATTCAAGCCCTCTAAAAACAATTTGGAAGAAGGGCGGCTTACCTACTGTAAAGAAAGGCTTTTACGGTGATACTTTAACAAAAAAGAATGTATCCCTTGAACACCTAAAGGCAAGATCTAAAGGCGGTAAAACTTCTTTAGAAAATTTGGTGCTTGCTTCAAAAGAAAAAAATAATTTAAGGGGTAATGCAGATATAAAAAATTTTGTGGATCGCGAAAGTGTTTTGAATTATCTAATACAATTTATGGGTATTAAAACTAAAAATTTTAATGGTGATAACTACATAAGCGCTATTATAAAAACACTTTCAGAGCTTGGAGTAAATTTATAAAGGAGGAGTTATGAAACGATTTTTACTTATTCTTATTTTGTTATGCTGCGCTAATATGTGCAAAGCTGAAGAAGTTGCAGAAGAACCGGCAGTAGTAGAAGAAGCTGAACAAATAATAGAAATGAAGGAAAACAAAATTATTGTCAATGTTCAGAAACAGCCGCTTAATGAAAATTCTAAACAAAAAATAATTCTGAAGAAGAACTGGTTTGTAGTCAATATTCAAGTCAATGGCAAAGTAAAAGTTAAGCCAATGCAAATGGAATATGAGGTAGAATAATATGTGCGATTATAATTATTCAGAATTAAATTTTATAAGTAAATTACCAACTTGTTTTTATAGAGGCAAAGAATACTTTGTATGGCAAGATGATGAATTTTGCCGCGTCGCCTTTTCAGAGATTCCGCGCATTGAAAACAAATTGATAAATACGCTGGCTATGACTAAAGACGAGATTAAGGCAGCAAAGAAAAAACCTTTGTATGTTGAAAATCAAGTAGAAGTTTTAGTAGTAGATAAAAAGAAAAAAAGAAATTTTGTTTTTACTATTAAGGCCGGCTATGATTATGACGGGGCAAGCATACCGCGATTTTTTACAAGGCTTATAGGTTCAAAAGAAGATGTACGCTTCAAAGTCGCAAGCTTGATCCACGACATATTCTGTGAAAATAAACACTATGTAGATTATGACAGATACTTTGCTGACAAAGTTTTTGAACGCCTTTTATCAGTCGCCGATACTTGCGCCTTCAACCGCTGGCTAATTTTTCATAGTGTTGATAATTACCAAAAATTTTGTGGGTGGAGGAATAAAGAAAAATGACAATAGAAACAGTCGGCGTCGTTATTTCAATAATCGTAGCTATTGTCGGTTTGATTATAAACATAGCGGCAGTCGGTATTTATATAGGAAGGCTTGACGGCTTCAAAGATTTAGTGAATTTCAAATTTGATCAACAAGATAAAAAACTTGAAAAACATAATAACTTTATTACAAGGGTTTATGATCTTGAAAGAAAAGACGGCATAAGAGAAGAACAAATAAAAGTCGCAAATAACAGGATCAAAGATCTTGAAGATATTGTGGAGGTAAAATGAATATATCACAAAATGGCATAGAACTTATAAAAAAGTTTGAAGGCTGCCGCCTTGAAGCGTATAAATGTCCGGCCGGTATTTTAACTATCGGATACGGGCATACTGGTTCTGAAGTCCGTTTGGGCCAAAAGATAACACAAGAGCAAGCAGAAAAATATTTGAAACAAGATCTTACTATTCATAGTAATAATGTTTCAAGACTGGTAAAAGTGCCGCTTAATCAAAATCAATATGACGCGCTTGTGTCGTTTGAATATAATGTAGGCTACGGCAATTTTGCAAGTTCTACTATGCTGAAATTATTAAATCAAAAAAAGTACAGTGAAGCAGCCGCACAATTCGGGCGCTGGGTTTACGCAAATAAAAAAGTCCTTCAAGGGCTTGTAAGGCGTAGAGCAGCAGAAAAAGAACTTTTCGTAAAGCCTTGCTAATTGTCCTGACTTCTTTTGCTATTTCTTTTTTGGCACTCACTCTGAATAAGGGTGGGTGTTTTTTTATGCTGCAAGATCTAAAGCTTTTAGACTTGAAATAAACTCTTGACTTAAAGCTTTCTTTAATTTATAAATAAATTGTAGGGGTTCTAACTTCGGTTTGTAGATCCCGCCATTTTTAGAAAATGGGTTATTTAATAATAATTCAAAGACTGAAGTAAGCTCTACGCTTACTTTTTTGTCTTTATAAGTAAAGTTCGAACCTATAATTTTTAAGATCTCTTGTTTAGTTTTCGGGCATGCTCTCTCGTACAGTCGTGGCGCGTGTTTGCAGAAATTTTCTAATAAGTTCGTACCTTCGTCAAAAGTTCGAGCCGCATTGTTGATACTCTTTAATTTTTCTATAAGCTGATCTTTTTCTTCATACCATAAGTTATGTTTTTCTTTCCAAAATTCTTCCGTTATTCTTCCGTCTAATTTATCAGTATACAAATTATCTATACGGGCCTGAAGTCGCTTTATTTGCTTTTCTATTTCTTCTACGCTATGTTCTTCATATTCACCCTTCAGGCGTCTTGTTTCTTTTATGCCAGCCCTTATTAAGTCAAATAATTTGCTGTCAGGGTTAGGGATCTTCTTTATCAGATCCATAAATACTTCGTCTATTTGTTCTTCTCTTATATAATCTTTTTTACAGTCGCCGCCGCGCTTGCCGGTACAGTGATAATATACATACTTGCCCTTTTTTAATTCTGCTGTAAGCTGGCAGCCGCAGTGGCCGCATTTTAATAAGCCGGTGTATAAAAATTCTGTATCGTGTTTTCTTGCTTTACTTTGGTTGAAGCTTCTTTGAACAGAATAAAAGATCTCGTCAGGTACAAGCGGTTCGTGTTTCCCTTGATATAAAGCGCCGTTATACATAAACTTTCCTATATAAAATGGATCGTGTAATATAGCCAGCAGCCTTGCCTTTGAATATGGCTTGCCCTTGTGGTTAAAACCTTCTTCATATAAAAGCTTACGCAGCGCTGCAATAGAATAAGTGCCGTGATTATACATAGTAAATAGCTTTGCAATAAAAGGCCCGTTCGCCGGATCGGGTACAATTATTCTCTTACCTTCCGGCCCGTCAGTATTTATATATCCTACCGGCGCTTGCTGCGGATAATAGCCCTCTTTGGCCTTTCTGTTCTTACCCTTCTTGACTTCTTCGCTCAAATTATCAATATACTGCTTGGCCATAAGAACTTTTATGCCGTGCATAAATTTAATATGTGATGAAGAATGTTCACTTATTACCATATTTTCTTTTACAAGGTGTACTTCTAATTGCTTAAATTCATCAAGCGTAAGATAGTCTTTTAAGTTTCTGTATATTCTGTCTGTTTTTTCTGCCAGTATTGCGTCTATATTATGCTCGCTAATATATTTCAGCATATTATTAAATTGCTTACGGCCGGCTTTCTTGGCTGTTTCTGCCTCTACAAATTGAGCTTCTATGCTGAAGTTATTTTGTCTTGCGTATTCTGTTAAAAATTCTATCTGTGCTGGTATTGAAAAGCCTTCACGCTCTTGACGGCCCGACGATACACGCGCGTATATTACTGCTGTTTTCATAATGAGATTCTAACACAAAAAATGAATGAATGAATAAAAATGTAAATAAAAAAATAACGGGCCTTTTACCCGTTATTTAATAATAAGTTCATTATGTCTATATATGCCTTCGCAATTTCTTCTTCAGATACTTCTTTTTTTTCTTGCGGAGGCAGCAATATAAGCTCTAATTTTTCTCGCATTGTTCCTCCATAATTGTTACTACTTGTTTTCTGTTTTTGTCGTAAACAACCTTATAAGATTTTTCTAAATGTTGAAGTCTGTATAAAGTTATTCTGTTACTTTGTCGTTCTATGAACTCCAGCCCTCCATTTTGGATCTGCTGTACGAGATCTTTTTGATTAAGAAGTACGCCTACGCGTTCAATAGAGCGACGCTCAAAGTGCTTTCTTTGGGCCTCTTTTTTGCTGCGCAGCTTCTTTCTTCTCATAGGCTATACCTCAAATTTGACTTCAAGATATTTTCTGCTTGCTAAATAATCGCATAAGTGTACAAAAGACTGCGCTTTATTTTCCGGCTTTGGTAAAATTTCTTCATTTGTTTTCCAGTCTGTATTCCACTGGCCCATATGTGTTATTATAAGATCCGCTATTTGTGCGCCTATCTCTTTGTTTATGCTATAGTCTTTTACCCTTTCTGCTGCTATTATAGGGTGCTGCGCCTTTGCGTATTGCTGGTAGTCTACGCCGTGTTTCCAGCCGTCGTGCAATATCAGCGCAGCTATTATCAAGTCTTTATCTTTTGCCAGCCCTCTGAACATTTCAAGATGTAGTAAATCATTAGCTATCTTTGCTGCTGCTTGCGTATGCTTCACAAGGCCGCCTTCACCTAAAGTATATTCAGGGTGATATTTGCCGGTGCTGCTTGCTGCAACTTCAAAAAAATAATCAGGCAGTTGCCTGATTAAATTTATTACTTCGTTTCTTATGTCGTCATTTTCTATATAGACAAGTTCTTTTAAGAACACATCTGCTTTATCCATTTTTCCACTCCCCTTCTGCTACTATCTGATAGTCTTCTTGGTACTTCCCGTTTTTATCCCAAAAGCCCATATCTACTTTTTTACTGCCTTCAAAAATTTGTCCTTTTGCATTGTATGTACTTCCTAAAATTGTATTTAATAATTCACTTATCATTTGTCTTTTGGCTGGGTTAGTCATTTTATTAAAAACAACGTGCCATAATTCTTTCGCGTCTATATCTTCAATAAGAACTTCAATAATGCGATCTATTTTATTACTCATTTTTCAACCTCCACAATATGGAATAACTCTAAAATATCCTGTGCCAATTCGCAGCCTCCACCTAAAAAACAAGAAGTGCAAGTTCTATCATCTATACAGTTTCCTTCAATTTTGCACTGATTCGGATAGTCTAAACATTTTTCTATCGTTTGTTTTACAACACAGTTAGTACAGTTCTGGCACAAATAGGCTTTCTTTTTTGGTGATTCAATACAAAACCCACTTTTTGGTAATCTCGCTGGGCAATTCTCTATTATGTATTTTTTCACGCAATACCCCCTATCTGTATTCCTCCTGTGTATTTATTCACTTCTTCGTAAAATTCTTTGTCATTTACTGCAAAAAAAGCAAATAATTTAGCTTGATTATTTAAGCTTTGTTCCTGTAAATATTTCTTGAAAGATCTTTTGTCTTTATAAAACATTTCTTTCATTCCGTTTAATATTTCTAATTTTTGGTTATATCGTTTTTCTAATTCGTTCATTTTTCCTCACTTTCTTTTAATTTCTTTTCTAAAAGTTTTTCTAATTCCTTACGGGTTCTGCGAAGAAAATTTAATGTCGCTGAATAAATTAAAATCTTTTCTATTATTTCTTTATCAGATACACTCATTGATCTTCACCTTCTATAATTTTCAAAATTTTTTCAATAGCTTGGTACGGTTTTCTTATACATATTTCTTTTATTTTCTCTATGACATCTGCTGAATACCATACTTGCTCTTTGCCGATTTTATCTACTACCCATTTCATTATTTAATACCTCGCTTATTATGTTAATTAAAAATTTTGTATCGCAAGTATCACAAGGCGGCTCTACCATTTCTTCGCAATTATCACACTGATCGGCGATAAGAGTATTTTTTATTTTCTCTAAAATTTTTCTGTATTTATTTGCTTCTTCTAAATAGCGCCTTGCTTCATTTTCTTTTATTTTCAGATTTTCCTTCAAGCTATCTTTTTTCTCTGTCATTTCTACAATAACTTTGCCGGCTATATCTAATTGTTTTTGTGTATCTTTCCACATTTTCTTAAAGTGTTCATTTTCTGCTTCTAATCTGTTTATGCTGTCTACGCTTAACATTTTTCCTCCCTTCTAAAAATCATTCATAAAAACAAAGTTCTTATATTTATATTCTGCTAACATTATTTCTTCGTCTTTATCGGTTACAAAATCTTTATTAGCAAGTTTCTTCAAAATGCAAAGAGCTTTCTTTAGTTCTCTTTCATAATTCAAAATAATATTTTCAAGATCGTTGTTTTTATCTCTATAAATTTTTTCATTTACTCTACGGACTAAAGAACATACCAGCCCCCAGCTCGGTGTATTTCTGCTTGTCAAAGGTGCTGGCACTTTGGTTCTAAACCTCTGATCTTCAAAGTTATATTCCATAAGGCCGGCCCATACCGGCACTTCTTCAGGTTTTATTAAACCTTCAGGCGCTACATAGAAAAAATTTGTAGCGTAAAGCCTTGCGCCTCTTTGTTTTAAGTTATCTTTTATATCTTTCAAGAAGTCGCCGCGCGACACTTTTATTTCAAAAGCCGTAGTATAATTACCCTTTTCAGCAGAGATCATAAATAGATCTATACGGCGCTGCGATATATCAGAATAACCGCTGCCTAATCTTAATTCAGGGAATAATACATTACATCTGCCCCAGCTTGTAAAATGGTGCTGAAGGGCTTTTAGTATTTTTTCTGTCTTTTCTTTATCCTTCACTTTGGCCCTCCTCATCAAGTTTCATTGATTTTCCCAGCGTTTCAAGAAAGCCCAGCTTACATAAGTACGCTTTGCGTGGGTGCATATCTCTTGTCATAAACTCCATTAAAGAAGTTGTATCAGCAATAAAGCCGCCTAAAATTTCCATAAGTTTTGTTTGTTCAGGTGTTAAATTATCACTCCATTTATCTTCAGCCATTTATTTTCCCTCCTTTATTCTTCTTAATTGTCTATCAAGTTTGGCTTCTTGTATCTCTAATACTTGCTGTTCCCAGCCCTTAAAATAAATAATGCCCTGAAGTACATTCAAGACATCTGCAATTTCTTCTATAAAATTTTCTTCGTTAGGCGCATAAGCAAGCTCTGTCATTTCTTCTTTTAGCTTGGCCTTCTGTGCCTCAAAGCCATAATGATTTATTATTTGTAATTGTTTTTCTATCATCTTTCCTCCTATAATATCCATTCTATATAAGGTTTTCCTTCGTACCCGTGTTCCCATATAAACCACGCAAAAGGTATCATACCGCCTTTACTTGTGCCTTGCCCTTTTGCTGACATTGTTAAACGCTTTGAAAATACATATACTGTTTTAAGCGGTGTAGTTTTGAACAGCTCGTATCTGTCTGCGCTTTCCAAAAATGCTAACCTTAATAACATAGCAACTTTGCCCGTAGTCATTTTTAGGGCCTGTTCTATAAAAGGTTTTGCTATCTTAAAAGGTGGGTTCGTTATAATATGTTTTGACCTGTAAATATCCGGCAATTCTTGTATAAAATCAAGGTTTCTTACTTCGCCATATCCTCTATCAATAAGATCGGTAGAAAATACTTGCAGCCCTTTTGACTTCAAAATTTTACTTATTGCCCCGTCGCCGCAAGCACATTCCCAAATTACCCCCCCCTCAAATACTTCCCGTTCTAAAAGCGCTTCGGTAGCGTAATCGGGTGTAGGGTAAAAGTCGTGTTCTTCTACATTTTGCCGCGTCATAAAAGAATTTTTAGCCATTCCTTTTGTCCTCCTAATTGTATCTGCTGCGCCATTCTTCCTCCGCTATCTGTAGATATTCTTTTACTATCGGTACATCTTTTGAAAGCTTCTCTATCGGTACAATAAAAAATCGCTTGGGCCTGTTGTCATATCTTACAAAGCGTTCAAACTCTCTTTCTGTATATGCAATACCGGCAGCAGTAAAATTACCGTTATCAACTAATACAACCGGCAAGCTGCCTTTTTGTTTTATATCTCTATAATTATTTGAGATATAATCACTCTCTACCTCGCGCCCTTCGCGTTCTAAATAAGCTTCCTTACTTTCATTGTCGGGATCTAAATAACAACCCATTTCTTACCTCCTCTAATACTTACTATGTTTCCTGTTAAAAACTAATTCCCAGCGTGAAACTCCGTACCACGCTTCAAAATCATCATCTGATAAATTATTTACAGACTGATTATGTATTTGTTCGTGCATTGATATTGGCACTAATAATAATTTTTGTTTTATCCCCCTTTCTTCGTACCATTGTTTATTCTTGTCGTACTGCTGTTTCGGTATAAAATGATGTAAATTATGTGTGAAGTGGTTATAATCAGCAGTGCTTTTTATATTGTTCATTTCTATAAACCGGCAGCCGTAAATATCTTTTATGACTGCATAAATAGGATAATTTTTTATATCCTCATTCATTGTAGATTTACGCATAAGCTCTTTTCCTTTAATAAATATTTCACCCAGTTTACTTTATTGCCGTAGCGATCACAGCCCTTCTGCGGTTCAGTGTCAATATAAAAAAGGCTGCCTTCATAAAGCAGCTTCTTTTTAATATCTCGTATTACGCTCGGGCAGTGCCTTATACCGTACAATAAATGACACTGCATATTTGTTATAAAGCCGTGTTCTTTTAAGTGGTTATAAACTCTTTCGGCCTGTGTCATTTTTTCTGCGCCGTCTATAGTATCGTTTGTTATATAGTTCTGAACTTCTAAAAACAGTTCAGCCGGTAATTTGTCTTCTAAATAGTTCAGAAGACTATTTATAAAATACTCACTATTCATTACTCCTCCTTTGTCTATAATCTTTTCCATTCAGCCGGATCAAAAAGAAGTCTTCCGATATTCTGCTTAAAATTGCTTTGCCCTTGCCTTCATAATGTGAAGTCATAGCGGCCATAGGTTTTTCTGTGGTAATTATTGTAGGCTTCATTTGTTCATATCTTTTATTGATAATTCCGTAAACAGTTTCACATACCCACTCTGTACCTTTTTCTTTTCCTAAATCGTCAATTATAAGCAGCTCTACATCTGTAAAGCTTGATATATCAAATTTTTCTTTTATCTCTGCTATCATTGAAACAACATTTATAAATTTTGCCGGTATTCCTTTTTGCATTACTGCTTGTGCAACTGCGCAAGCTAAATGCGTTTTGCCTGTTCCGACTTGTCCGGCCCCTTCAATAATTAAGTTAGTGCCGGTTTCCAAATATTTTTCAATGTTTTCAACATAATCAAGCGCCATTTTTTTTGCTGCTTTTGTTATAGGATCGTATGTATTGAAGTTTTCAAAAGTTCTCATACTAAATCTTTTATCTATTCTTGATTTATCCAGCAGAACCTTTGCGCGCCTTTTTAATACAACCTTTTTGCAAAATTCATCTACTTGTTTTATGTCGTTTGTTTCGTTAAAAATTCTCTCTGCTTCTGTCCTTACTTCGTTGTCTTCATATACAAGCCTGAAGTTTTCAGACATTACAAACAGATCTGCTTCTTCTTTCATCTGCTTAACCTCATATAAAAATCGTCGTCAAAATCTTCTGTATTATCGGCCGGTTTATTCTTGCTTTCCCACGTTCTTACAGCAGCTTTCCAGTCCTTCATAGAATTTTTGCCTATTTTCCAGCCCTTACTTTCATAAAAATTTATAAAAGCTTCGGCATTTATACCGTTCTTTCTTTCGGCACAATAGGCGCTTACTTCTTCTATTGTAGGTTTTACAAAGCGTGTAGTCTTTGGTGCGGCTTCTATACCGTTTGCATACTCTTTCATAACTCTTTCATATAGGCCATAATGTTTCAGCATAGATATTACCTTTGTATGCGGCTTGCATTTTTCTGATAATTCACCATATTGAAATTTAATAAAATCACTTACAAAAATATTGTTATTATTTAGTATGTCAAATTGATGTTTCTTTTTATTTATTTCTTCAAGATCTTCTATAGAAACTTTTTCACCGATAATAAAAGAAGCCATTTTGAAATTACCGTTCCAAACTCCGGCGCAGTCGCAATTTTCAAAGATATATTTTATAAGTATTTTTTCTTTCAAAGATAGATCTTGAAACCACTCTTTTTGCCAAAGTTCAGTATCTACAAATCGTTTAGACATTTTGACCTCCTAACCCATATTTAGCAGCTACAGCCGCTTGTATTTCGCCAGCTTGCATAAACTTAACTACAGACTGAAGCCCTGATATTTTTGCTTGGTATGCTTTTAATACCATTTCAAGGCCCTTATATTCTTGCTCACATTCATTCATTCTGCTGGCAACTTTTATAGCTTCTTCTGTAAAGTCAGGGTGTGCAATTAGCATAGGTATTTTATTTTCAAAGGCTGCCCTACTTCTATGTAGGCCAGCCTTGTACATCATAACGGTAATTTTATTAAGGCACTGCGCATATTCACTACGAGCGTTTTTATAATCAATACTTAACATTTGCATTTCGCCCGATTCTCGTAGTAATTGTTCTGCGAAGTCCTCAACTTGTGTAATTTCTTCTGCCACTAATCGTCAAAATTATCAAGCGGATCGGGCGCTTCCGGCTTGTTTAATTCTTCTTTTAATACTTCAGGTATTGCGTTGCTAACATCTTTTATTGGCTCTGCGTCTATTACAGTAATATCGCTTATTACTTTTCCTTCCATTTCCTCTGCTGTATAGTCGTTTCCTATTTCTTCAGGGAAGGCTTTACGAAGCGCAGCAGCTTCAGCACATTTACCTAACTGCCCGTATGGCCTTTGCTGCCACATAGCATTAGGTGCGCCGCCTTTCTTTTTTGCGTAGTTTTCAAGCCAGTAGACTTTATCGCCCACGAAGGCAACTCTTTGACCGGCAATATTTCTATAGACTGTTACTTGCGCATATTTCGGGAAGGTTACTGTAACGCCGTGTACATCTTGTGTTACTTCTTCACCAAAAATAGTTTCATCAATTCCGGCATATTCTTTGGTACGCATAGCAGTTGTTCTTAATTCTGAAATACCTTGCCAAACAGAATCAACCATTTTGCCTTTTTTCTCGTTCCATATAGGTACAATATGAACCGGCTTTTTAAGAATATCTAAATGTCTTACCTTGCAATAATCAACCGCCATTAAAATACTTGCGTCTGCTGCGTCAGGGTAGACAGTTTCTTTTAGCACTTTCCATTCTTGGCCGCCTATATTACGCTTCTTTAATTCTGAAGCAATAGGGCCTACATTTTGTTTAGCTTCTGTTAATGAATTTTCTACCATTATTCAATTCCTCCATATTCAATTCCGTGTTCTTTCATATACTGGCCCAGCGTTTTAAGCTGTTCTGCTGTGCCTTTTACCCAAAATTTACGGGTGTAAATCTTAACTGGTTCTTGTGTTTCTACCTTTTTGTTATCTTCAACAACTTGGTTTAACGCTTGTACTTCTTCTGTTTCAGGCATTTGCTGTAGTTCTTTTTGGCGTTCTTCAAGTCTTGTTTTTTCTCTTAAAGCTGCCGCAATATCAAGCGTTTGTAAGTATGTATCAATTAAAGTAAGTTCCCATTCAGACTTCAGATCTTTAATAGTCTGAAGATCAAACTTAACCTTCTCTATAATTTGATCTATTTGTGTTTGAACTGCTTTTATATTTGTCGTGGCATTAAGCCATTTTTTATCAAAAATTTTGTCATAGCTTAACAGCTTTGAAAGATCCCCTACAACAGCGTTAAAATATTCTTTTATTTGTTCTTCTTTTTCAACTTTCTTGCGTTCTTCATATTCTTTTACTTGCGCGTCTATTGCCGCTGTAGGTTCTTCAATTAAAGTAAGAAGCTTCTTTACTTTTTCTTCAAAGTTATTATAAGGTTCAAGGTATCTTTTCTTTACATCTTTACGCGCTGCGTCAATTCTTTCTCTGAATTTATTAAGTGCTGCGCGATCTTCTTTTGCGTCTTTTATTGTTTCATCTGTATAAGATAAATTCTGATATTTTTCTACCTGTTCCGTGATCCATTTTTGTAAATCGTCGTAATTAAATTCAATTACTTTTACGAAAGTATCAGGGTTTATTAGTTTAAATTCCATTTATAAACTCCTTTCTATTTCTCTTATTGTGATATTCAAAGTTTTTGTGATAGACATAGTTAATAGGGTTCTAAATTCGCTGCTGCATAGGCCGATAATATAAAGGCCCAAAAACAAAACCGGCGAAGCAAGAAGCCACTTCAAAAATTTCTTCATTTCTTGTCCTCCTTTGGTTTTGATTTACTCAAATTTACTGAATAGTGCGGCGCATTTTCGGCCCTCTGTTCATTGTCAGGAATTTCCCATAGTGTTAAAAATTTGTCTTCTGTAATTGTTAAAGGCAAAGCCGCGTCGTCTAAACTAACCGATATAAACATTTTGCCGGTTTCTTCGTGCGCTTTTACCCACGCTGATCCTATTCTCATTATTTCTGCCTCCTATTTGCTTTTCTACTTTCTTTTTGCATTTTGTTTAATTTTCTGTTCTTTTGTTTGATTTTAATTTTTTCGTTATGTGTCAGCATTATTGATCCCTCCTTTTATGACAATTCCAGCAATACTCATTATTAAAATCATCAAGTCTAACCCATTGATGAAAACCTAATAGACATTTGATTTTATCTAAAAGAATTAAAAAATAGTTTCTTGGTGTCATTTCTTTTCCTTTCTTCCTCTAAAACTTCTTTGAAGGTTTTAGCAAGTAAAGTAGATTTACCGCTGCCCCTTCCTCCAATAAAATAAGAAGCCCTACGGCTTGGATCGCGCAAGGCTTCTTTAAGGGCGTTTTTTATTTCAGGTATTTGCATAGTTACACCCCCTGAATTATTAGCGGCGGTCTTTCGTCGCGTTCTACATAGCCCCAAAATTCCTCCTCTTTTTCATACAAATAAGCAAGATCAGAAGTACAGTTTTGCCGTTCTATAGGATAGTGTCTGATATGTATTTTGTTTTCTTTGAAAAAATCAGACTGGTTATAGTTCAGTTCTGTTAATCTTGCCTTTAATATTGCAAATTCAAAATCTTCTCTTACAAGAAAATAATGTAATATTTGTATGTAATAATTTTGTGGTATACGGTATTCGGTAAAATCTTTACCGCCCCACTTCACCCAGTCGGCAGCTCGTCTTATTGTGCCTGTTTTAATTTCCAGTACGCCTGTTCTGCTGGTTTCGCCGTCAGTTATTACCCCGTCAAAACTTCCCATAATAAAAGGCTTTTTTATATTGCGGCAAGTTTTATATTCATCATTACTTACAAAATATTTAGGATAATCGAGCGCAAATAATTTTCTTAAATGATCTTCTGCTGCTACTCCAAATTTTACCGCTTCTTTTTCTGAAACATCTTCTTGCTCTCGTCTGCCGGTTTTAATTTCCCATAGCTCTACATTAGACATATACGGGTTTAGTCCTATAATTGCTGCTGCGTCAGAACCTCCTATACCGGCCTTGCGTTCTTGCAGCCATTCTACACGCCCCATAGCATAGCCTCGTCGCGTTCAGCCTGAAGCTCGGCCCAGTCTGCGTCGTACTGCATTTGCTCTTTTACTTCAAGGTCTATGTCAGCCGTTTTTTTTTCTGTTTCTAAATTCTTTTTTAATACTTCTTTCGCGAAATCGTAAGCCTCGTTAAGCTTATTCATTTTTTTAATCTTGCGCATATCTGCTTCTGCATACATAAAAGCCGGAATATCTACTTGGCCTTCTGTTTGTTTTTCGTAATTAAGTAATAGATACCTAAATACAAAATTAGTTTTCTTTCTTTCAATAGCAGATCTAATTAAGTATTTTTTTCTTTTTGCTTCCTCTACTTTTTTTCTGATAAATTTGATAATCATTTTTACACCGCCTTTCTTTTTCTTTGTCTTATTCTTATTCTTTTTATTATTCTTTTTCTTCAAGACTACCTTTGGTAGTCTATGCAAACTCTTTGAATACTCTTTACATAGTGTTTTAATTTTTGTAACAATTTGTATAAATTCTTGGTTCAGCCCATAAACATAATATCTATGGGCTGGCAAAGAATTTAGACTTTGTTTTTGCCACGCCGATTATAGCCCGTTCTCTTTATTTATTTTTACTTCAGATACTTCAGCTTCGGTCGTTTTACGCTATTCAATTTTCAATGTACTAACCAAAAAAAGGACATAAAAACCTACACCCCAAAAACTTGATTTTGGGCGTCGTTTTTATTAAAATGTTTGTAGGAAAAGATTTAGGCTGCTAACCTACCTCTTTTCTTCAAAAGATCCAAAACAGCTTCTTCAAATAAACTATTGCGCGAAGTGTTTTCATCTTTTGCCAACAACTCCAGCTCATCAATAATATCAATAGATAAGTAGCCAGTAATGTTGGTTTTGTGGACTTTTCGATCTTTCAAGATTTGATCTCCTCAAATTCATTCATTCAATTACAAACCTATTGTATTAAAAATTAAAACACTTGTCAAGAAGTTTAGAACATAAAAAGGGAAATATCCCCCAAAAGGAGTATAAATATGCGTTTCAGTAAGGTATATGACATTTTACAAAACTTTACATACGGTAATGTAAATCAGTCGGAATTAGGCCGCGTTCTTGGTGTTAGCCGTTCAAACATAAATTACAAAAAAGAAAATGATGTAGAACTTTCTGAAGAAGATGTCAAGA